TTGTCCGGTGATAAGGATGTCCCAGCGGAGATTGACCAGAGAACTTGGGGCCTTTGTTAGTACCTCGCCTTCCAGGTTGGCACCGTACAGGTCGGCACCGTACAGGTTGGCACGGGACAGGTTGGCACGGGACAGGTTGGCACGGGACAGGTCGGCACCGTACAGGTTGGCACCGGACAGGTTGGCACCGGACAGGTTGGCACCGGACAGGTTGGCACCGTACAGGTCGGCACCGTACAGGTTGGCACGGGACAGGTTGGCACCGGACAGGTTGGCACTTGCTGTCACAGCAGCCTCAAGCGTGATTCGGATGTTGTTCTCTTCAGCTTCATGCTCGAAAAGAACCTTCCCTGAGAATCTGCATTTAATTTCTATTTTCATCACTGCTCCTAGTATTGGAGTCCTGCTGCAAATGAAGCAGCACACAGGACGATGATCAGAATTGCGAAGTCGATAGTGTTTTTGTCGAAGGTCATGGCATTGCCTTTCCTATTTCAGCCGCTGCCCTGACGATGGCGCGACGGGTTGCGGCATAAGAGTCGCTACCAACATGCTCTTCTACTAGGTTGTCTCCTGCATCGAACCCAACCTGTATGTAGTCTCCAATAGGAGTCGCATCGACCATCATTCCAAGTTTCACAGCCAACCGAAAAGAATCGCTGTTGTCTATGATTGGGTTCCACTGGTCATCATCAAAACGCTCTGGCCACGCATGCGGCAATCTCCTAGCGTCAATCCCCGCCGCCTTAGCAGCAAGCTCCAGAAGTTCTCTATCAGTCATACCGGCCTCGGCTCTTGAAGACGCACAACCGGATGCCGCAGAATCCAGCGGTTCCCGAGGAAATGAACCGCAGCAGCCCACTTGGCAGCTTGTGCGCAGCGTTGCTTACGGTCTGCAAGGGGAAAGAACTTGCGGGCGTGGCGGGCTAGGGCGATCATGCGAACACCTCGAATACTTGGTCATCCCGCGCACCCTGAGACAGACGGCGCTGCACATGCTCAAGGCAGTGCTTCATGATGCGGTGACGATATACCCGGCCGATTTCGGCATCGTCATACAGGCCACGGTTGTCCGGCTTCATCGCCTTGACCATCTGCGCGATGTCCTCGCTGGTCGTCTCGCCCTCGTACCAGCTCAGTTCGGTTTCGGTCAGAGTCTCTAGGCAGGACTCGACCAGATGGGCTACGTGTTCGGAGTGGTCAAGCATCTCCAGCGGATCGTGGTCGCGCTCGGAGTCGTAAGGGTTGAACATTGATTGATCGTCTGCGCGGTCGTTCGCGCTGCGTTGCGGCCAGTGTTCAAACATGATCAGGACTCCAGACGGCCAGAAGTGCATCGATCTTTTCTTCAAGACGGTTCAGAACTTGAAGCGCCTCTACAGTCGGGACAAATCTTGTGGGCTTACCGTTAGCAATAAGCCGCTCAAGTTTTTCTGCCTTGTCCTTCTTGTTCTTCTCGATTTCCTTTTTAGCTTCTTCTACGTCAGCCCTGCTACAGAGGATGATGTTTCCCCTGCCGTAGCCCTTGGAAAATACTGGCTTAATCCCGTGCCTTGCCAGTCGATCTGATGTGGAACCCTTCTTGTCGTTCTTGATTCCAAGCAACCGAAGAGCTTCTGTGCCGCCGATCAAGTTATCCATGCTGCGCCTCCATTTCCTTTGCGATCTCTTGTTGATCCATCTTCTTGCGTCCAGTGAGTTCGTCGTACATCTCAAGCTGGAGCATTGCCATATCAGACTGGTTGATGTACCGCTGGATGCGCCAAACGTCATCCGGAGTAGCTACTGCGATGCAGACAGGCCGGCCGCCGTCTTGCAGGTTGAGGTTCATCAGTTCCATGCTGCCTCCTGTTAGTCCTACTCGGTGATCCAGCCACTCCCAGGTATCGGCGGTGCCATTGACCTGTTTGCTACTGGCAGTGCCTTTCGGTGTTGCGTTAGGCAGTAGTGTCGCAAAACTTTGCGCACGTGTCAAGCAAAACTTTGCGTATTTCGTCCGGCAGACGGACAAAACAAAGCCCGTGCGTGGCGGGCTGTTTGATTTATGGGTGCGGTATCGGGTATGCGGCTAGTATCCCTGCCTCGATTTGCAATCGACGCCACCAAATTGGTTTGGTTGGCAGGTTGTGTAGGTGGCAGTTTGTGTAGATGGACCCATCCCGCTGCATGAAGAAAGCGAGGTTGGCGGCAAGAGTCCGACTTAATTGCTCTGTTTTGCTCATCAGGTAACGGTATCACTTGACAGGCGCAAACTTTTGCGTAGATAATACGCAAAACTTTGAGTGGATCGCGCAATGAGTCAAGACCTGTTGAGCCAAATTAGAGCCTCCCTAGAGAAGCGGAAGGGCGAATGGAAATCCATCGCCGCCGCAATTCCTGGGGTGTCCTATTCGTGGCTATCTCAGGTTGGGAGGGGAACTTATCGATCCGCCCCGACGTATGCGCGGCTGAAGACTGTTTCTGATTTTCTGAATAGGCGTTCAAAGGTTGGCTCCTGATAGGCACTAGCTAAAGCTGGTGCCTATTTTTTTAACCTAACTACAAAGTGGCATTCAACGGGGAATCCGATGAAATCTCTTGATCCGGCCCTTGCCCTAGCGTTTGGTATGTCCAAGACATCCGAGTACTTGCCTGATGAATTGATCGCAACCTGCTGCTCATACAAGGCTGCGGTGAGGCTTTGTTGGGCGCATCGACGCATTCAAGGGATGACCAAGAGGACTCTAGCCGAGATCGCCGGCCTGTACCCGTCCCATGTTTCCGATTACCTGAGCCAGGACGACAGCAAGCGGTGCTTGCCTGCAGACCGGATCTCAATGTTTGAAGAGGTCTGCGGCAACCGTGCCATCACCCAATGGGAGATGAAGCAGCGCGGTTTGACGATCATGGAAGAGGTGATTGCTCGGAGGGCTGCGTAATGGCGTGGCTGAAGATCGAAACACACACTCCTGATAAGCCGGAGGTGTTTGCCATAGCCAGCAAGTTGGGGATCGACCCTGATGCTGTCTTTGGGAAGTGCTTCCGGGTTTGGGTGTGGTTCGATGCTCACACTACTAACGGTAAAACTAACGGTATCGGCGTTAGTGCAGCGTTGATAGATCGCGTAGCTGGCGTTAGCGGATTCGCAGAAGCGATGGCATCTGCTGAGTGGCTGACCTTCACAGGAGAAGGTTACGAGGTTCCAAACTTCGACAGGCATAACGGTGAAACAGCAAAACAACGCGCCTTAACCGCTAAAAGAGTAGCAAAACACACAAATAAGACTAACGCAGAAACTAACGCTCCTGCCGTTAGTGAAGCGTTACCTAGAGAAGAGAAGATAAGAGAAGAGTTAACTACTACGGTACTTCGTACCGACGCTGACGCGTCAAAGCCGCAGACCGATGAAGAGATCATCTTCGGCTATGGAGTCCCGATGCTGACAAACGCCGGGTCTTCAGAGAAGCACGCTCGGTCATTCCTTGGAAGCCTACGCAAGGCGCACGGAGATTCCGCCGTGGTCGCCAAGCTGCGCGACTGCTTCCGTGCAAAACCTCTTCAACCCATCGAATGGCTGGCTGCGGCATTGCCTCCTGCTGGTCGCGGTGGGGGAGGTAAGCAGTCTGCGGTAGAGGCGAGGAATGCACGGGTTGTGGCTGATTGGGTTCCACCGGAAATGAGGGGGGAAGCATGAGGAAGGAAGATTTCGATGACTTCAGGATGCTGCTGCAAGGGGTGCATGACTTCTATTCCAAGGATCTGAGCCGGTTTGCGATGGACATCTGGTGGAAGGCGATGGCCCCGTATGACCTGCAGGTTGTGAGCCGTGCGCTATCGATGCACTGCACTAACCCGGACACCGGGCAATTCTGTCCGAAGCCTGCCGATGTTGTGCGGATGGTCGGCGGGACGACGAAGGACGCGGCAATCATGGCATGGAACAAGGTGCAAGCCGCGGTTTCGAGCGTTGGTTCGTATCGCTCCGTCTGCTTCGATGATCCGATCATCAACAGGGTCTTGCTTGACCTGGGCGGCTGGCCCGCGATGTGTTCCAAACCTGCCAACGAGATCCAGTTCGTAGAGAAGAACTTTTGCGACCGATACCGGGTTTATAAGACACACGGAGACACGGCCCACCCGCAGTACCTCGTCGGGATCACAGAGGCAGACAACAAGTCTCGAGGTTTCAAGTCGCAACCTCCGATGCTGATCGGGAATCGTGAAGAAGCGCGACGTGTGATGGAGTCCGGTTCGCACAATCCGATGATCGGCGTTTCAGTCGGCTCGTTCTTGCCTGCTCTGACGGTGGCAGCATGATCGAATGCCCTGACTGCGGAAAGAACTTCCGCTCCGCTAAATGCTCATGCGGTTACGAGCCTCCGCGATCCAGTCCCGGAGAAGTTGCCCAGCGCATGCGCGAACTCCGCGAAGCTGCTGACAGTGAATTCAAGCAACACCAGGACGACTACGCCAGGAAGTCCGAAATCATCGCGGCAATCCCGAACACGAACAAGCGTAGTTGGGCGCATCAAATCCTAGCCCTGCACGCTGCGGGTCAGTACCCGGAAGGGATTGGCCTGGAGATGGCGCGACAAGTGGCAGGAGTGCAGCTGTGAGAGTTGAAACGATTGGGAACGCGACACTGTACCTCGGAGACTGCCGGGAGGTACTGCCTACGCTCGCGCCCTGCGACTTGATTTTGACTGACCCGCCCTACGGTATTGCCGTTTGCGGAAACGAGGGCGGCGTAACCAGCCTTAAGAGCGGCAGCAAGGACTACGGAAAGCAAGAGTGGGACAACCAGCCGCCCGAGCGGTGGGTAATTGAACTGATGCGCGCCAAGGCCAATGACTGCATTGTCTGGGGCGGCAATTACTTCGAGCTTCCGCCGACGAAATGCTTTCTGGTTTGGGACAAAGGGCAGCGAGACTTTAGCCTGGCAGACGGCGAGATGGCGTGGACGACGCTCGACAAGGCGGCGCGGTTCTTGACGATCAGCCGCGGAGAACTGAACCAGGACGGGCGCGAGCACCCGACGCAAAAGCCGGTTCGGCTGATGGAATGGTGCCTCGGGCATGTGCCTGCGGCGCAGACGGTTTGCGACCCGTTCATGGGCAGCGGAACGACCGGAGTAGCAGCGGTAAAGATGGGCCGCACGTTCGTAGGCATTGAACGCGAACCTAAGTATTTCGACATCGCGTGCCAGCGCATAGAAGCCGCACAACGTCAGGAAAGCCTATTCCCACAATCAGAGACAAGGAAAGTAGAGCAGGAGGTACTGCTGTGATCTCCTGCATGGGTGGATGGTGTTCCTGCCGCGACAAGTGCGACGACTACCTAACGATCACTGAAGACACCGTAGAGCGCCTATGCGGCCCCGTAGAGGAACCAAGCTATGCAAGAGGACTGGAAGCCCATAGATCGGTATGCGATGCGGTCAGAGCCTTGGACAGTCTGCAAAGTGTTCTTGGACGGTTGCAGTCTGTACTTGGTATGGAAGGACGGAATCAACCGTCCTCTTGCGCATCTGAACTCGTTTGAAGACTGCAAGGAGTGGATTGATGGGAAAGGCTCAACACAGGAAATGCCCGGTTTGTGATCGCAGCTACTTCGGCCGGGGTGCGTGTTGCTCCAGGTCGTGCGGTAACAAACTCCAGTACATCGCTGCCGGGGAACGGAAGAAGCCGGCTCACTGCGCGTACTGCGAAGAAGAGTACATGCGAATTGATCGTCCGAACGCGACCAAGTATTGCTCTGACTACTGCAAACATGCGCAGTTGAGAGACAACAAGGTTGCAGCCAAGCCGTGGTTTAGTTTCAAGCATCCGATGGAGGCATGGGTATGAACGCAATGGGAGTGATGGCTAAGGCAGTTGAGCATGGCACGGTGATCGTGTTCAAGCGATCTGCAAGCAATGTCGGAGTGGTTCCGTACTCGGAAAGCAACTGGAACCAGATCACGAACAAGGGTATGCCGGTTATCGGGGTGTATGACGATACGGCGAGTCTTGAGGATATTGAGAGCGATCTTGAATAACGGATAGATACGTTAGGGGTTATAGAAATGGGATCTCCGTTTGATTTGGCCGCGAATAAGCAGTTGATCGGAGTGCGACCTCACAAAGCAACTTTCTTGAAGGAGTTTAAGCGTCAGTATGGGATTACTGACCCAAGAAAGTATTTCAGTGATTACCGTCGGCGAATATTGGACAAGGCAGAGAAAGATCCTTTTGGCGTTACTAAACATGAAACGCTTGATGAATGGTGGGACGCAAAAGCAGAGGAATGGCGCTATAGGCAATTGGCCTCTGACTACCATGAAAAGACCTAATAGATTTTGATCGAACATGGAAATAGATATCTTCAAGGTACTCGACTTCATACGGGACAACGCGCCGAAGTACGGAGCGGCAAAGGGTAATCGTGTAGCACTGGAAGAGGGCCGTAAGAGCCTCAAGGCGCGTTTGATGAAACGGCACATAGACCTACCAGTCACCGCACAAGAACGCGAAGCCTACGCCGATCCAGCCTACCAGGAATTGATAGATGGGCTCGGCCCTGCGGTGGAAGCAGAAGAGACACTGAGGTGGATGCTTGAGGCTGCGCGGATCAAGGCAGAGGTGTGGCGGACGATGCAAGCGAACAGTCGTATTGAGGCGAAGACGCTATGAACAAGGGACAAGCCAAGCACTTGTCAAAAGTAGCCGAACTGAGTTGCTGCTTGTGTGGGTCATTCCCAACTGAGTGCCACCACATTAACGAGGATCGCACATTCGGAAAGCGGGACAACCTGCATTTCGCAACCATCCCCCTGTGCCCTGATTGCCATCGCGGAGCAAGCGGAGTGCATGGCGACAAGGCAATGCTGCGGATCAGCAAGAAGTCTGAGCTTGAGCTACTGAGCGAAACACTGGAGGCACTGTATGGGCGCTAGCCAACGAACTAAGGGCGCGGTCTATGAGCGAGAGGTGGCCAACTACCTGTCAGACGAACTAGGCCGCGAGGTGAAGCGGAACATAGGCCAAGCCAGGGATGGAGGAGACGACATCACCATTGGTAAGTTCCGTCTTGAGTGCAAACGCCGTGCGCGGATCGGGAACATTTATGAATGGCTGGATCAAGCTCAAGCAGCGTCGGAAGTGGGGGAATGCCCCGTGGTGGTGGCCCGTGGTGACGGTCGCCGGTCGGTGGCTATCGTTGATCTTGCGATCTTCACGCAATTGATGAGGGAGGCACTGTGAAAGCAAGCGACAAGCAAGTGGCTGGCGCTCACTACACCTCGATGGGGGTAGAGCCTTGGGATGTAATCGACACATGGCCCATTGAGCAGCGCATTGGCTACTACCGGGGCAACCTCCTTAAATACACGATGCGGATGGGGAGTAAGGACGCTGCGCCGCAGGAGATCGCCAAAGCAGAGCATTATGCTCAGAAGCTGCAAGAAGTACTCAAGGAGTCCGCATGAGCTTCAACGCTGAACTCTGGCGCACTGAACAACTCTACGCTGTTCGATCCAAGGGCACCCTTCACGACGGCGGGGAGGTGGTAGTAGGTAATGCAGGGATCGCGGCCAAGTACAACCCGACCCCTTCGATCCTCGACCACCTGCTATCCCGCCCATGCGCTGAAAACATGATGCTAGCCCGATTCACTCTCTCAACGCATTTTGTGAAGATTGGCCTATGCACTAACCGGGACTCTACCGATGTTGCGAACGATGTACTGGCATGGTTCTTAGATCCGGTATGTCATGCTTGCCATGGAACTGGAGTAAAGAACAAAGAGCAGGAGACTTGCCACGTCTGCGGAGGAGTAGAGAAGCGGCCGACTTGGGAGCCAGCGAGGAAGGGAGTTGCAGAGGTTGAGTCCCTGTTCCTTTGGAGGGAGATTCAGTTGCGTAAGCGCAACAGGAGTTAGGTCAGGTATTGACAGGCATGAGATAAAGATAATACGGGAACGAGTATTTAAGACGCATGGCGATTGATTAGTCGCCAGCCGTGTTTCATCCTCCCTCCTGGCAACACCTTGGCCCGCCTAGTGCGGGCTTTTTCTTTGCATCAAAGGCACTCCACGCCTAGCAACACTCAAAGGATATATGCGGCCTATCTCGGGCCAGATTGGAAGGAAACCGAGAGACTCCGGGGCCTGACCCAACCCGCGCCTGCAAGCGATGGCGCAATAAACCAGCAATCGACGCACATGCAATGCCGACCACGGGCAGGCAGGTTATCGCCTAACGGTGGGGCAGACGACTGACCCCCGATAAAGGGTGCTGGCAATACGGAGCGCGCTTCTCATCCGGCAGGTATGGGTGCAGAGGTTACGGGTCACGGCTTTAAGCATCAAACATACGGAAGCGTATGGAAGAATTCTGCTCGTGGAGTGCCGAATCGTCGCCCGGGAGACGTAAAACCGCCCGGCCTGTTAATTAAGGAGCCTGATATGGCCTTTACCGAATCGACGCTTCAGGCTCAACTCTCCGCTGAGGGGCTGAACGCAAAGATCACTAGCTTCATTGTTGGCGCTTCCTATACGGATGTGTTCGTCCAGAACATCAACTCCACTAGCCGTAAATCCGGCTGGTCCCAGGTCGCCAACACTGAAACCGCATCCAGCGCAGCTACTGCCATCAAGGCAAAGCTAAGCGCATAAACCACCAAATCCAATCGAGGCGAACTAAACAGTTCGATGAGAAATGGCCGCAAGAAAGAACACCAAACATAGCGAGAACACCAAAGGCGAGATAAAGGCGAGTCAGCTTCTTAACCGCTTGTATTCATTTGCCAATGGCGAATGTGAGATGACATCTGCCCAGGTGCAAGCTGCAAGGGTGTTCATAGCCAAGTACAAGGCCGACCTAAAGGCCATTGAGGTGAGCGGCGGGGATCAACCAGTACAGATCATGTACGGATGGCTCAGTTAAACACCATACCGTACAAACCCCGGCAAGCCTTCTACCCCCTACACAACAGAAAGCAACGATGGGCCGTAGTAGTCGCCCATAGACGAGCAGGAAAGACCGTTGCTTGCGTCAATGAACTAATCAAGGCTGCTCTGACGTTCAAGGGGAATGATGGCCGGTTCGGATATGTGGCCCCCTTCTACAGACAAGCTAAGTCTGTGGCCTGGGACTACCTCAAGCGGTACAGCAACGTAATCCCGGGGATATCGATCAATGAATCTGAGCTACGGATCGATTACCCAAACGGTTCTCGGATTCAGCTATTTGGCGCTGATAACGCTGATGCTCTGCGTGGCCTGTTCTTTGATGGTCTTGTGGCTGACGAGTATGGCGATTGGAAGCCTAGTGTATGGGGCTACGTCATTCGTCCTGCGCTGGCTGACCGGGGCGGTTGGGCAGTAATCATTGGAACCCCCAAGGGTCGTAATCAGTTCTGGGAAATACACCAACACGCCCAAGTCCACGAAGACTGGCTAGCGGTCACGATCAAGGCTAGCGAGTCTGGCCTGTTGCCTCAGAAAGAACTTGACTCCATGCGCCTAGAACTGTCCGAGGACGCATGGCGGCAAGAAATGGAGTGTGACTTTGATGCTGCGCTGCCTGGGGCGATCTGGGGCAAGGAACTTTGGCAGCTTGAGCAGGAAGGGCGGATCAAGCCTAGCCTGTTCGATCCTGAGCTAAAGACACACGCCGTTCTAGACCTGGGTTTTAGTGACGATACGGCCATCTGGTGGTTCCAGGTAGGCAAAGAGCTTCGCCTTATCGATTGCTATGCGTCCTCCGGGATGCCCATTAGTCATTACCACGACGTACTGAAGGCCAAGCCCTACAAATACGGGGATTGGCTATGGCTACCTCACGACGCAAGAGCCAAGAGCCTTCAGACCGGCCGGAGCATAGAGGAACAGTTCCGCTCTCTCGGGTGGAAGCCTCGCATTGTCCCTGAGCTGGGATTGGTCGATGGCATACAGGCTGCCCGTCTAACACTGGCTGATTGCTACTTTGACGAGCAATGCCGGGAAGGCATAGAAACGCTCAAGCAGTACCAACGGGAATACGACGAGGATAAACGGTGCTTTAGGGACAAGCCTAGACACGACTGGACCTCTCACTACTCCGACTCCTTCCGCTACGCCTGTTTGGTCTGGCGCGAAGAGATGAAGCCTAAAGAGCCTGAGCCCACCAAGTGGCCCACAGGACAAACGATCAACGAGCTAATCAAAGCCCATCGCAGGGCAAAGGAAGAATGATGCTTACTGGACAGCCTAAGAACTTGACAGCCTCCGGGGCGATCTCTGCTCAATCATGCAAACTGATCGGTTTCTATGTGGCCTCCACTACGTCTGGGACCATCATCCTGAAAGATGGCGGCTCTAGTGGCACTGCGATCACAGGCACGATCACTCCTGCGGTGGGCTGGCACTTCCTCCCGGCTGAGTTTGCAACGTCTGCTTATGCGACGATTGCGAACACCATCAATGTGACCTTTGTCTTTGTCCCGGTCTAAATGTCGGACTACGAAGGCTCCACCGCTAGTCTCGAAAGGACTAGCGATCTCGGCTCGTCTCCGCAGTCCGTAGTTCGTAGATGGCTGCTGGAACTGAAGCTAGCGGACAAGCGCGAATCCGAGTGGCGCAAGAAGTCCGAAAAGGTCTGGCATCGGTATCGCCAGAAGGACAGCAAGAAGCACAGCTTTAACATCCTCTGGTCAAATACCGAGACGCTGCGCCCTGCGGTCTATAACTCCCTGCCGCAGCCGGATGTCCGTCGCCGGTACAAGGACAACGACCCATTGGGTAAAGCGGTGGCCGAGGTGCTCAAGCGGTCTCTGTCCTATGGGCTGGACACTGAAGACTTCGATAAGTCCATCAAGGATTGTGTGCTTGACATGCTCCTGCCTGGGCGGGCTATCGCTCGGGTTCGGTATGTACCGACTCTCTCTCAGGTGGGCGTTACTCCCGAGACGCACGAAGAAGAGAACGAGCAGCACGCGTCTGGTGGTGAAGCCCTGGAAGGCGACACAGAAGAAGTCCAATGGGAACAAGCCCCCATTGAGCATGTGCAGTGGGACGACTATCGCCAAGGTCCGGGTAAGTCCTGGGAGGAAGTGTGCTGGGTTGCCTTTCGCCATCGTCTGACCCGCAAGGAGCTTGAGGAAAAGTTCGGTGAGACTGGCTCTAAGGTCAATCTCGACAACACGGACGACGAGGACATCCAGAAGGAGAAGGACGAGAAAGTCCACTCCGCGTTCCTTACGGCTGAAGTGTGGGAGATTTGGGATAAGGATGAGAGCCAGGTTCTATTCATCGCTCCGGGGTACAAAGACGGGCCGGTGCAGACTCTGGCAGATCCGCTCAACCTTCAAGGGTTCTTCCCTAATCCTCGGCCCCTGTACGCCATCGAAGACAGCTCCAGTACGGTTCCTACCCCTCTGTATGAGTTGTACAAGGAACAAGCTGAAGAATTAGACCGGATCAACGGTCGGATCAACCGGATCGTTGATGGCCTGAAACTGCGCGGCGTCTATGACGCGACTATCGTAGAACTCGCTGAAGTCATGCGGGGCCAGGATAACGACCTGATCCCTGCGCAGAACGTTACCGCTCTGCTTGAGCGTGGCGGGCTGGAGAAGGCTATTTGGATGCTGCCCATCGGTGAGGCAGCGAACGTCCTGAAAGTTCTGTTCGAGCAGCGCGAGTCGGCCAAGCAAGTTATTTACGAGATCACCGGTATTGCCGACATCATCCGGGGCGCTTCTGTCGCCACTGAGACGGCTACTGCCCAGCAGATCAAGGACAAATGGGGGTCGATGCGCCTCAAGCGGATGCAGGCCGAGGTAGCCCGCTTTATCCGTGACTTGATGAGGATGCAAGCCGAGATCATAGGAGAGAAGTTCAGCATCGAGACGTTGCAGACCATGACGGGCCTCAAGTTCCCGACCATGGCAGAGAAGCAGCAAGCCATGATGCAGTACCAGCAGCAGGCTGCTATGGCTCAACAGTCTGGGCAACAACCCCCACCGCAGCCTCAATTGCCTCCGGCATGGGAAGAAATTCAACAGATCCTTGCTGACGACGCTCAGCGCACGTTCAAGGTGGATGTGGAGACCGATTCCACGGTAGCCGCGTCTATCGAATCGGATATGGCAGGCCTTCGGGACATCCTTCAGGGTGTTACCCAGCTCGTTCAAGGGCTTGGCCCTGCGGTGCAGATGGGCGCTCTCCCTGTTGAGGCACTGAAGGAAATCATCATGGTTGTCGCACGTCGCTCCAAGATGGGCAATGCAGTGGAAGACGCGCTAGACCAGATCAAACAACCACCGCCTCCTGCCAAACCTGAACAGCAGCAGGACAACTCTCTGCAAGTGGCCCAACTCAAGGCGCAATCGGACGAGAAGCTAAAGCAAGCTGAGTTTGCCCACAAGGAAAAAGTGCGGTCGGCTGAGCTTCAGCATGAGCAGCAACTAGAGGGGATGAAGCTGCAACACGAAAGCCGGAAGCTCGACGCAGAGACTGCGGTTAAAGCCGCTGAACTGGAAATCAAGCAGGTAGAACTCCAGATCAAACAAGTAGAGCTTGCCCTGAAAGAGCAGGAAGTGGGCATCAAGGGCCAAGAGGTTCAACAGCGCGGCGCTATTGAGCAAACCCGTCTTGATCGTGAGGGGCAGCAGATAGAGAAGGGTGAGGCAGAGGGTAATGATTCTGCGGAAATGAAGCGGATGCTATCGGAGATGTACGAAAAGTCCAATGCTCCCAGGAAGCCGCGAGTAATCAAGCGAGACGCAAAAGGCATCGCAACCCATATCGATGATGAACCCATCATCCGTAATCCCAAGACTGGACTAATTGAGGCTATTTGATGGCCGCGCTAAACGGACAACCCGGCGAGCTTCGGTTCGTCGTTGAAATCAAACGCGCCGCTACTGGCAAGACAGAAGTGGTGGAGCTAATCGGAAAGATAGGAGACGCGCATGGCGGTAACTCACTCGACGGCGGCAAGGAATGCTGCAACGGACGCTGTAACTGCACTGATCGGGGCATCGGGGAAACTGAAGTTTCGCCTTAGTGGCACGGTCGGCGCCCCTGGTACAGCTGTAGCTACTCTACCTTTGAGTGCGACCGCGTTTGGCGCGTCTTCTTCGGGTACTGCAACGGCAAACGCTATTACGAGCGATACCAACGCAACTGGAAACGCTTCATCCGTAGCGACTGCGACCCTTGAGACTTCGGCGGGAACTGTGGTTATCCATTGCGCTGTTGCTGCGAGTGCTAGCGATATCAATATGAGCAACGGTCTTACCGTTGCTGCTGGTGACACCGTATCTTGCTCGTCCCTTACCTATACCGCGTTGAGTGCTTAATATGACTCCTGCCCAAACCGCACAACTGAAGGCGTATATCCAGGCGAACACCACTTATATGGCGCAGCCGCACAACGCCAATGGGGCAGACTTCATCGCGCAAGACCTGAGCAAGGTAACGGCTGATTTCTACGTCTGGAACAACCAGATGCCGGTGCAGGTCATTTTTGACTCGATCACCTG